CTATGCCCGCACGGTCGGTACATCATCCAGTCGCGTCGTGTAACACGGCGAAAGCATCTCCCGCTTCATCTGCCACGACTGCTGGATACCCTGCCCCGCAAAATACAGGGTTCCCCGGCCCTGCTGGTTCAGTTTGTCCATCAGGGACATCAGAGCCTCGCTGTTCGCGCGCGGCGCGTTCTCGTCAAACAGATTCAGCTGCGCCACGCCCTGGCTGAAAAAGTCACCCAGCATAACGCCCGCTTTCTGGTACCGTTGGCCGTCGCGCCAGACCGCATCGAGGCAGCGCGTCGCCGCGGCGATAATGTCGCGCGTGTCCTGTGTGGGCGTCAGCAGTTTGGTCCCGGCGTGGTTGCCGTAATACGGCTCAGCAGAGAACGGCGACGTTTTCACGAACACCGAAATGTACCGGCAGAACTGATGCTCGCCGCGGAGCTTTTCCGCCGCACGCGCTGCATAGCTGCAGATAGCCTGGCGCATCGCTTCATAGTCAGTGATTCGCTCCCCGAATGATCGGCTGCAGACGATTTCCTGTTTTGCCGGGGCAAACTCCTCGATCTCCAGACAGGGCTCGCCACGCAGCTCACGCACGGTGCGCTCCAGCACAACGTTGAAGTGTTTGCGGATAAAGCGGATGTCGGTATCACAGAGCTGCAAAGCGTTTTTAATGCCTATTGCCTCCAGCTTTCTGGCAATACGCCGGCCGACGCCCCACACTTCCTCCACCGGCATCAGCGCCATCAGCCGCCGCTGGCGCGCCTGGTTCGACAGGTCCACCACCCCGCCCGTCTGCGGCCACTCTTTGGCCGCGCGGTTAGCGAGCTTCGCCAGCGTCTTTGTCTGGGCGATACCGACACCACAATGAATCCGGGTGTTGCGCCGGACGGTGTCGCGTATCTCCCGGCCAAAATCAGCAAGGTCGCGGCAGTACCGCACGCCCGTCAGGTCGCAGAAAGCCTCATCGATGCTGTATACCTCGACGCGCGGGCACATTTCCTCAAGCGTGGTCATCACCCGCTGGCTCATGTCACCGTAAAGCTCATAGTTGCTTGAGAAGGCAATGATCCGCTGCGAAAACTGCATCTCGCGCAGCTGGAACCAGGGCATGCCCATTTTTATGCCAAGCGCTTTGGCTTCGCGGCTGCGCGCTATCACGCAGCCATCGTTATTCGAGAGCGCCACAATGGGTTTACCGGCCAGATCAGGACGGAATGCCGTCTCGCAACTCGTGTAGAACGAGTTCATATCAACCAGCGCGAACATTGCGGTGCAGGGTATTTATCACGCAAATGACAACGCCGACGATTTCGAGGTCGTCGGCGTCATAAACAGCTATAGGCGGGTAAGCCGGGTTCTCGGCGCGCAGCTGCGCCACCGGGTACGTCAACAGCCTTTTAACGGTAAACTCCCCGCCAATATTGGCGACCACGATGTCGTTATGCTTCGCGTGCAGACTGAAGTCCACCAGCAGAAGCGAGCCGTCAAGGATGCCAGCGTCGCGCATCGAATCGCCAGCAACCCGCAGGACATAGGTGGATGATGGATGTGCAATAAGGTGGGAAACGAGGTCAATGCCGCTGTCGATATAATCGGCAGCAGGACTCGGAAAGCCTGCTGAAATCAGGTCTGCATAGAATGGGATGTTGACTGGCGTAACCGGCCAGACGAGGGGGTGTATTTTCATTATGTACCTCCCGGTAAAATTACTGTGTATTTATACAGTATTTTCAGAAGATAACGAAATCAAGACGCAGCGGCCTATTAATCGTAACGGCAGGTAATGTTTTTTATAAGCAGAGCAGCCTATACAGGCCACTATGCCTTATCATTATCCACTGACCGATTCGCTTTCAGCACCTTCTTTGGTGGCGCTTCCCGCAGCAATGAGGCTGGAAACTGACGCCTGCAGCCGGGCCTGTTCCATTTCAAGCGCAGCAATACGCGCCTTGTTGTCCTCATCACGCTGGCGCAGCGCTTTTATTGCAGCCAGAGCGTCAAGTAACATCGGCGTCTGGTCAAGCACCATGTTTTCGCCAACATCCTTCACGTACTCCTTGTCAATCTGCATAATCTGCTGTGCGATAACGCCACGGCGCGCGACCGTTCAGGTTTATCCCACTTATAGCGGAACAGCTTAAACTCCATGCGATTGATATTGTCCAGGCCAGCTTCGACATTAAAACTCCCTTTAACATCTTTCAGGCGCTCATCTGAAACAGCGGCCATCGTGAACTCGCGCCACGGCTGCCATACACCGCCGCCATCACCGTTCTGCGAGCGCGCAAAGTAACGAGATGCAGAAGCGTAATTACCAGTGAACTGTAAAGCATACGAATGGAAGTTAGCCGCAGAAAATGTAAGGCAGGTTCCCGTAGAGCCTGGGTTGCCGGTTGCGTTTGCATAACCGAAACCAACGGTATTGGTGCGCATATCGCCCCAATCATTAACCGTTGCGTTAGCTTGCCCGGCAGCGTTAGCCGTGTCGCCGTTGTTGGTCAGAAACTCATTCCACCCGTTAATACCGCCACGATCGAATCTTTGTTCAGCTGCAAGATATTTCCTGAAATAAGCGCCACCCGTACCTTTAAAGTTGAAATATAACTGAGCACAACCATTAGCGCCGTTGGCAGCATTTGGCAGGGTCATTAAAGATCCGGCCTGCTGATCGCGTGGGTATCCATACGATTGTGTCGCCTCTCCGTTATAAGGTTGCTTAAAAAAACCGGCTCTTTGGAAATAATACTCCCAGTTAATAGATCCGGTTATAGCAGAAGCCGGAGCGCGAGCAACCTGCATGTTTTCCCACGTTGCTGCAATATCACCAGGTTTAAACGTTGTGGCTGTAACCTCGCCATTATCGGAAAAGATGCTCTTAATAAAATTGATAATCTTGAGCCAGCTTGGTCCGCTGAATGTCGAGCCATCTTTGAGAGTGACCGTGATATCGTCGCTGGCGCTGAAAACCTGTTGCCAGTTTGTCTTGTCGAGGTTAAGACCACGTAATGCTTCTGCAGTCTGTGAGGCAAGGGCCGCAGTAATTAAGCTTTGTGCTTCCTGCGGAACGGCAAACCAGGTGACACCGCTCTGGGTTGGTCCTGTGTAATCACTAACAAGCGTCAGTTGAGTGTTATTTGTAATTGCTTTAACGGGCAGTGTATAAGGAGTTCCACCAACTTTAACAACGATGAGATCGCCAGCTTTCAATTCCGTTGTGAATGATGTTCCATTACCAGTAACCGCTGCTGATTTATTGGTTAGCGTAAGAGTACCTGCAGACATGACTGTCTCCTGAAATAAAAAAACCCGCCGAAGCGGGTTAAAGGTTTGGGATCACTCCATAGGGTATTTTATATCCTCTGGAATATATTGGCGTTTGGTTGTAGTTCTTCCCGTTCTGATTGATATACCTCAAGATTACAGAACCGGATTGCTGCTTTATGACTATCCCGTTCTTTGCGCCAACCCCCTCCTGATCCTCACTTATCGCCCCCATAAAACTCTCAAGAGGCATGAATGGTGTGCCAGAGACTGCAATCGTCAGTGTGTTGTTTTGCAGATCGTAATTTGGTGGAATTGTCAGAAATCCTAAAACCCTGGGCATGGTTGCCGCCGACTTTGCAGACCAGATCAGCTTGCCAGACGAATCGAAAACATCCATAAACCCGCTCTGAACGGCAACATCTGTTCTGGTTTTAGCCAGGTTAACTTTGCCCGGAACGAACCAACTTGCGCCGGGTAAACCCCAGCCGCCAACCGGCATTCGGAACCAGTTAAGCTGCCCGGGTTGATGGATGGCATTTGGTTCGTCAAGAAATGGAGCAAGCTCCCTTAATCTACCAAATCCTGGCACGTCACCATCAATACCACCGGCAGTATCCATTCGTGGAGAAGCTACATAGGAAGAAAATAGCGGGGATGTATAATCGCTATTTACAGTAACAATTCCATCATCGTTTCTTACTTCGAAGCCACTCATATAAAATTATATAAATCAATAGTTAAAGTATCAGCGAATGATGTGCCAGGAACAAAAAAGACAGTCACGCCACCATCATAACAGGATGTTCCCCATATCCGGGTTTGCATTAAAGTTGTCGTTATTGCGGCAAATGAACCCGACGCCGTAGCGCCGGGCATAGCAACATCGAATTGATTAACGCCTCCGGGCGCTTTTACTGTAATTCTCCCCCTGTGCCTCACCATGTAATCGCCCAGGTCAACAACCAACCTTCCGCTGGCATCCCAGCACTGTAGTCCGGCCATCAGAAGAGCCCCATTCGCACGCGCAGGACATTATTGGCGTCCCAGATTTGCACGATGTTATTGGTTATTAACATGCGACCATTGCCGCCGCTGCCGTTAAGCTCGAAGTTTCCGTTTTTGTCCAGGCGCCAGCCAGTGCGACCTGCCACATAGTTCGTGGACTGTATGAATGCGCCAATTTTGGCACTGGTTATGGTGCCATCCTGAATAAAGGCAGAGTTCATAAACACCTGCCCGCCCACCACAGCAAATGGCGAGAACTGGCTGGCACCGCCGCCGGTGGTCAGCACGAACTGATCGGCATTAAACGCAACACGAGTTACAACGGGCTGCCCGGCCTGCGCCAGTACCGCAATGCTCATGCCGGCACTGTAGTAGTCGCCGTTAATCCGCACGCCTGCTTTCAGCGTATGAATGGCCGTAGCCCCACTGGCATCCACCACGGCGGTCAGTTTGTCTTCCAGCGCGGCCGTGACATTACCTATCTGCGCCTGGACCTGAGTGCTCATATCAGCCATGGCTTTATCGACGTCAGCGATAGTGGTTTTCACCACCAGAATATCGGCGCGCACTTCTCCATACTGCTTCCACTGATGATCGACCGTGGCGTTGTTCGCCAGCGCGTTCTGCATCACTGCCTCGATGTTAGTATCGATTTGCTGCTGCAGCGCCTGGCCGTCGGCACTGGTGAGAAAATTCCCGGTAATATCGCCCAGATAATCCTCCGCGTTGTCGTTCGCCATGCCCTGCACCCAGCCAGTCCAGGCTGACTGGTTCCCGATGCGGTCCACCAGCCGCGCGCGGTACCAGAAGACTTGCCCGGCGCGCAGGCCAAGCTGCGTATAACTGTGCGCCGGATACGGCACATCCGAGAGCAGCAGCGCGTCGCTGCCGTCGGTCGCGGCGGCATACTGAATTTCGGTCATCAGCGTGTCGTCAGCGCCGTCAGGGAAGCTCCAGTCGAGCTGGATGCCCCAGTTAATCGGCGTGGTGCGGAAGTTCAGCGGTGCCGGCGGCTGCCCCACCTTGCCGGTCAGTGTCACTTCCACGCTGGTCTGCCAGACCGAGGCGACATCGCTGGCATTCACGGCGCTGACGCGCGCCATATACCGCCCGGCATAAATGCCCTGCACCTCAAAGCCAAGCGAGCTTGTGCGCGGCACATTTACCCAGTCGCCGTTATCCTTGCGCCACTGACATTCATACGCCACGGCGCCGGGCGCAGCAGGCCAGGCGACACGCAGGGTTTCCACGCTGAGGCCCTGCACCACGCGGCTGTAACTGCTGAGGGTCACGGAGGCCGGCGGCACCTGCACGCCCGGCGGAATGGCAGATACCGGACGCTCATCGAGCCGCGCGCCGGAATCGATGGCGGCATATTTATCCGGATTGTGCTGCACCGCGCTGATGGTCCAGGTGCCGTCGTTGTTGTCTTCGACAGACGTGACGCGGTACTGCTGGATCGCCACATCCTGCGCATCCACCGACCAGACCGCCTCGCGTTCCGGCGTTTCGCTGAATACCGCAGACACCGTGACGTTGCGGCCGCTGACCGCCTGAAGGGTACGGCCCTGTGATTTTCCGGACGGCAGGTTGACGATAAGCCTGTCGCCCGCTTTTGCATCCGGCGCCCGGTCGAGCGTCAGCGCGCGACCGTTCACCTGACTGATACGCCCGCCCATCACCCGCCCGGACAGATACTGATCCGCCACGCCGATGATATGGCCCGGCAGCGGGATCATGCCTTCCAGCCCGGTGGCGAAACTCACCATCCGGTCTTTAGCATTTGTCAGCAGCGCCCAGCGGCCGCGGCGGTTGGCCTCGGTGCGCCGCGTGCAGCGATGGCGGAGATCTGCGTCTGGCGCACGCCGTAGCGCCGCACCAGGTCAGGCTCCATCACCGCTTCCACTTCATCGGTGTAATGGTTCTCCGGGTTTGACCAGCTCACCATCGCCGTTGAATAACGGTTCTTCTCGCTGCCGCTGGCGTAGGAGAATTTGCCGTCAATGACGTTGGCGCGGGTGTAGACATACGTCATATCGCGCGGCATGTCCGCCAGCGCGGCCAGCTGATTACCGGCCCAGTAGGTCATACCACGGAAGATGCTCGCCAGGTCGCGCAGCACCGTAAACGCCTCGTTCTGGCTCTGGATATACACGTCGCAGAGAAAGCGGGGCTCAGTACCGCTGCCGCCGGTACCGTCCGGCACGGGCTGATCGCAGTACTGCGCGATGCGGTAGAGCTCCCACTTGTCCACCTGCGTCGCATCCAGCCGGTCACCGGTCCCGAAACGGTCGCTCAGCACCAGATCGTAAAACACCCAGGCGGGATTGTTGCTCCAGGCCCATTTAAACGAGCCGTCCCAGGTGCCGGAATAGGTGCGGGCCACCGGATCGTAAGTGGTGGGCACGCGGATTTGCCGCCCGCGGGCGCGTACGCTGATCTGCGGGATATTGCTGAACTGCTTCGCGTTGAACGACACAAACAGCAGTGCGGTGTTCGGGTAGCGCAGCTTTGCATCGATGATTTCGGAATACGCTTCGATGTTCGTCGTATCCACGATACGACTGGAGGTGCTGTCCGCCGTCGTCCGGCTCACACGAAGCTGCCAGCCGGTCCGGGCAGGCGGAAGGTCAATGCGATGGCTGCGCTCATACAGCGAGGTGGTTTTACCGTCGAACGCGCCGTTCAGCACCGTGGTATATCCGCCACCGTCAGTGGACAACTCAATTTTGTATTCGACGCGATAGCCCACCACATCCCCGTTGTCCTTCATGCGCTGCAGCGAAGGTACACCGAGACGCACCCGGACTGCAGAAAGCTGCGTGTTGCTGATGGCGCGCGTCCACGGCTGTGTCGCTTTAAGCTGGGTGTTAATGGTGATTTCATTTTCCACCGACGGCACGCCGGGGATATAGGTCTGCGCCTGAGTGCCGGACCGGAACTCCCATTTCACACCCGGAAAGTTAAGCGTGCCGTCAGCGCTGCGGATCGGGGTGCCGTCAAGGAAGATATCTTTATCCGTGAGGCCGCCGGCGAACTCCCCCTCGCCCAGCGCCAGCAGGATTTTGGCGGTCGCGATCGACTGCAGTGAATCAGGAGACTCCCGCGGCGTGCGGGGTTTATCACCGCCACCCTTTTTACCGGTTATTTTTCCATACTGCGCCCATAAAAAAAGCGCCCGCAGGCGCTGTTATCTGACTGATGCTCACTGGTCGTTGGTGTAGATGCCGGCGGAGACAATGGCGCCGCCGATTTCGCGCTCACCGTAAAGAAGCCCGACGGGATTGCCCATTGCCGTGGTATTCACCGGCCCGCCGAACGCATAGCTCGGCGCGTTATCGGGGTCCTGACGCGATGCCAGCCCGCCGGGCTGGGGTGACAGCATCTGCACCACGCCACCGGCCATTAAGCCGATACCGGCCTGTAAGGCATACGGGCCCCACGTCGCGCCGCCCCACGCCTGGCCGATGGTCATGCCAATGGCACCGACCGCCACCAGCACCGCGCCCAGTATTGTCTGCAGCACGCCCGCCCGCTTGCTGCCGGCGATAACCGGTGCAATGCGGATATCCGCTTCGCCGCTGTTGTGCTTCAGCTCGTCCTGGCCGATATTCTTTGTTCCCCTGAACACGGCAAAGCGCAGGCCGCGCAGGTGCGCCGTCTGCATGTACTGCTCAAAGCCCGGGATAATGACTGACAGCGCGCGGCAGGCTTCCGCCGGGCTGGCTATCACCAGCCGGTGCTCGCGACCGAACCGCGCACCCAGCGCGCCGTAAAGCCGCACCGTTTTCAGTTGGTTCATGGCAGATCCTTGTGTCTGACTATTTTAATGGTGCGCTCGCGCAGGTAGCCGCCGTATGGTGTGGTGCAGGAGAGCTGGCCGTAGAGGTGATGCAGCAGCTGGTTACCCTCCAGCAGAATACCGGCGTGATTCACTACCGGCGCGGACACCTGCATCAGCACCATGTCGCCGGGCCGCGGCTCTGTGACCTCGCGAAATCCCTCGGCATACCAGTTATCCATATAAAGATTTTCGCCCCGCTCCCACCACGGGTAATCCACGCTGTAGTTGCGAAGTGTCACGCCCTGCCGGCGGTGCCAGTCCATCACCAGCGACCAGCAGTCGGCATAACCCAGTTCAAAGGCGCGCCCTTCCAGCGGCCGTTCGCCGCGGGGCGCAATGGTGCGCACGTCGGCTTCCGGCCACGAGACGATTACCCAGGGGATGCCGTGGGCGTCGCACTGCAGCTGGTCGAGCTCGCTCGGCTGGGTGGTGGCGCCGTCGCCCGGGTGGGAATGCACAATGGCGGTGACGGTGCCCCAGTCTTCCGCCTCAGCGTAATCCTCCGGCGACAGCTCAAACTGCTCCTCAGGCGCGCCGGTGATGTTCCGGCACGGGAAATACCGTTCGACGCGGCTTTTCTGCGCCACCACGCCGCAGCACTCGCGCGGGTATTCCGCCTCAGCATGGGCCAGGATATCGGCAATGGTTTTATCGCGCATGGTTACCTCCGGATCAGGCTGGCGCCGGGAAAGCCGCCGAAATCGAGCCGGGCATCCGCGCCAAAGCGTTTTTTACAGTCGGTCAGCAGGCCTGAGCATTTATCCTGTGCCGGGTCGGTCACCGGGTTACCTTTCAGATCAAACATGCGCGGGCCGTTGTAGGTACAGCCGTCACCGCTGCGGTATTTGTTGCGGCAGGCCCAGGTGCAGACCGCCGTGATTTGGCGCGTCGGGATCAGCAGACCCTGCAGGTCCATCGGGCTGGAGAGGCGAAATTCCACCACCTCGTTGTCCTCTGCCGCCTTGCTGTCGATGTAAAATACCTGGCGGAAATACTGCCCCGGATCCGCGGACGGGTTGCCGTCAGGAAAGGTGCGCGCATCGAGATACTGCCCGAACGTATCCAGAATCGTGACCTTCGCCTGCACCATGTCATCAAAGCGCAGACAGAGCGCGGTCACCACGCCATCAAGGTTGGCGATGCGCAGCACCGGCTCCGCACTCTGGCCGTCACTCGACGATGCCAGCCCGGTAATTTCAAACGGCCAGGCACCGTATTCCTCGTCATCAAACCAGATGGATTTAGCGGCAAGCTTCGAGGTGTCGCCGCCGCTCGCCGCGATTTCTTCCGGCGTGTGGGGAATGGTGCAGGCGTGAAAGCGCAGCACGCCCGCGCCGAACGCCGAGCCGTCGACGGTCACCAGGCGGACACTGTCGCCGGGTTCAAGCTTCTGAACGTCATTACTGATTGCCATAAGTACCTACGAAGCGAATGCCTGTGTGAAGGTTGCGGTGAGAGAGAAAATGCCACCGCCCGGCGCCGACGGGCGGTAGGCGTCACAGCGGTAAAGCCCCGCGCCTTTCAGCGGTGCCTGCCAGATGAATGAACGGCTGCCGCCATGTCTGTCCAGGAAGTCCATAATGGCGGTGATGTAGCTTTCATCCCCAACGAATTCCAGATCCCATTTCTGACCGCGGGCGTTGATGCCGTCTCCCGACGCCTGGGCATACCCGTCGCCGAACTGCGCGCGGCGGACGCGGTGAGTCACCTCGCCCCCGGCATTAATGCGCGGGCACCAGGTAAAGGTTTCGGTTGCCATGTTTCACCCATAAAAAAACCCGCCGTAGCGGGTGGTAAATTGATTTTTAGCGCTTGCCCTGCGTGGCGTTCCACAAGGGGGTGCCGGGCTTGCGCAGCTGCGAGTTGATGGTATCGAGAATGGCGCCGGTGAGCTGGTTAGCCACTGCGCCGGCGGCGTTAGTGTTGCCCTGCGCACCACCTTTGTCGCCTGTAAAATTAATGGTTCCGATGCTGACGCTGACACCCGCGCCGCCCTGCGTGCCGCTACCCAGCGCTTTTACGCCCAGCCTGCCGGTGGCGTCGCGGGTCAGCGGCATAATGGCTTCCGGCCCGGCCTCGCCCATCACGCCGGCCCCCTTCGCAAACGCAAAAAAGGTGGGGGTATCAACGACACTACCGCTATAGCTGCTAAGATCGGCTGCCGAATAAACCCCACCCTTCGCGTTAAACTGAAACGACGCACCGTAGTTCTGAATGGCGGTGCCCGCACCGGCAGTGCCGGTTGCGCTTCCGGCGACGCCTCCCGCAATTCCTCCGAGAAGGGAGCCGAAAAGTCCACTGCCAGACGAACCGCCACCCATCGCGTTAACCACGGCCATCTGCAGCGCAACCTTTGAGATAGTCTGCAGAACGGATAACCCCCAGTCCTTCCAGCTGGCCTTGTTACCCACCAGCATTGCGGAGACGTTATCAAGCGCACTGTCCATCGTGGAGGTAATGCCCTGCGATACCGTGCCGGCAATGTTGCTGACGTTATCCATCCAGTCAGCAAGCCCCGCACTTACGCCCGCGCGCCAGTCCAGTTCGCTGGCCTTCGCCTGCCGATATTTTTTATCAAGCGCATCCAGCGCTGACTGACGCGCTGCGATTGCCTCTGCCCCCTTATCGGTTTTATCAAAAACGCGCTCAACCTCCTGCCGCTCGCGGTACTGTTCACGCTGGCGGTTCCCCATTCCTGACGTAGTGGCGGTTAAGCCAGCATCATCCTGGTAGTGGCGTGCCGCGTCCTTCAGATCTTTCAGCGCGTCAGCCATTTCATGCTGCTTGCGGACAGCCTCATCGGCTTTCTGCGTCCACTGAGCCAGCGCCACGGCACCCGCCTCAATGGATTTTCGCTGCTCCTCGCTCCACTTCACGCCATTTTCATGAGAGGCAGCGTAGAGCTCAGCCGCTTTTTCTCCCTGCGTGGCGCGCACTTTCTGGACCTCTACAGCAACACTCAGATCGGCGATTTTTCGGCTGTATTGTTCAGCGGTCTGCGCCGCCTCTCTCGCCGCTTTATTCTGGGCATGGGTTACAGCCGTCTCATCCTTTTTCGCCTGGGCCAGCGCCTCATCTTTCCGGGCAGCCTGATCCTTATTGTAAATATACTGGGTATAGAGCGCCCCGGTCAGTTTCAGATCCTGCGCTTCATAGACATGCTGCTGATGAAGTTTCTGCAAGCCGGACAGACTCGCCAGCTCATTATCGCGACGGGCTTTTTCCAGTGCTGTTGTCTGCTGTGGCGTCGCGTTCGACGTGGATATCACCGGACCGGCATATGAAGCAGGTCGACTGGCGGGTGTTACCCCCATGCTGCGGTTCAGAAGATCATAAGCCCCTTTCAGGGTGGCAATAGCCCCTGCCTCCTGAATGGCTTTCTGCGTAGCCTGTTCGCTGGCGTCGTTAAACAATCGTTGGGTCTGCTGAAGTTTTGAAACGGCCTGCTCCCGCTGATACTCCAGATTGTTCAACTGATCCGTAAGAGAAATATTTTTCTCCGTAATATCCGCCTGGTCCATCAACGTGTTAATCCACGTCGTGGTAGGGCTTTCGTTAAAGCTCTGCTGAATCTGCGCGAGCCCCGTCAGACTGTCTTTAACCCTGGCTATCTGACTGTCGAGATCGGCTATATCCTTTTTCTGGGCATCAATGGATGTGCGGGCATTCGCTGCCGTAGAGCGCAGGCCGAGGGATGACATATCCTTAAGCCGGGCGTTGATCTCATCCAGGTTACTGGCAAAGCCTACAGCTTGTTTATGAACCTGCTCGGTATGCTGGTACAGGCCATACATCGCTGCACCAGATGCCAGGATGACGCCCGGCCAGCCGCCTAACAGGCTCAGTACGCCACCACCCAGGCGGGACATCACAGAAGCGGTTTCAGTTAACCGGCTGGCAGCGGAGGAGCGGGCGCTGATAGCGTTATGAAGCTGTGCCTGCGCCGCGGTTAGCTGCCGCTCTGCTGTGATTTGCGCCTCAATGCCAGCCGCGGCGGCACGGGCCTGCTGCGCACGGTAAACAGCCTGCCTTGCCGTTGCCACACTGACTTGGGTGCCGCGCAACTGCGCTTCCGCAAGCCCCACTTCTGCTGCTGTATTCCCAACCAGAGAAGCTGTTGCAGTTGTGATGCTGCCGACCATATTGCCGAAGTATCGAGCCACGCCCAGCCCGACAAGCGCGCCCGCGACATTCGCTACGGTATCGATGTTTTCTGCCAGTCCATCAAGTGCGCCCGACAATGAGGAAGATGCACCCACGGCCTGGTTAGCGCCGCCCACCCAGGCCATAAAAGCGTTCTCTACCTTCTGAGCAGATCCGCTGATACTTGCCGGAAGGGTGTCGAATTCTTTACGAAGCTGCGCCACATTGGTCAGCAGCGGCACAATCTTATCGGTGGTCAGTTCCCCATTATTGGCCATGTTACGCAGTCCGCCGATCGTCGTGTGAAGACCGTCGGCAAGAAATTTGGCGAGACGTCCGCCACTTTCCATAATCGCGTTAAACTCCTCACCACGCAGCACGCCAGAACCAAGCGCCTGACTGAGCTGCGTAATGACAGAACTGGCTTCTTCCGTGCTGGCGCCGGATAACTTGAGGGAGGTCGCAACGGTTTCGGTGACGTTCGCCACGTCCGCAGATGCATAGCCAGCGTCACGCAGAGACTGAGCGATTCTGCTGTAGAGATTGGCGTTTGCCTCAAAAGAGGTTCCGGTCCGCTGACTGATAGACATCAGCGACTGTTGCGCCGTAGTAAAGTCCTGTGCGGAAGAAGAGGCGAGCCGCAGACGACCATTCAGCTGGTTCCAGGTATCGGCATAGTGAATCAGCTGTCCGGTAGCAAACGCTCCGGCAAACGCGCCAGCCATACCTGCTGCGGATGACTTCACCGATGCAAACTGCGCATTAAGCTCGCCTAAAGAACGCTGCGTTTCTCGCGTAGCGGCAGCCGCACGACGGCCCCCCTGTTCCATCGTTTTGTAATAATCAGAGCCCATCCGGGAGGCGCGGGAAATCTCAGACTGAAATGACTGAGAATTTGCGGAGATTTTGATTATTAATTCGCGCAGAGTAGCCATGTTAGTCCCATAAAAAAAACCCGCCGAAGCGGGTTCACATTTAAAAATTCAACCGGAACTTGTTTTTACCTAAGTCGAAATGAATTTCGCACTTAATTATTGCTGTGTGCATTTCACTGCTTTAAGTGACTCGAGCTGATTCAGACGCTCATGTGCTTTTTTTCGCGCATCACTTTTGGCCATACCGTTTCCGATACCGAAGTCGCCGAGAAAACCAAGCACAGTACGTCCATCAAACTGGCCGGTGCTTTCAATCTCCTGCTGAACGCTATGTGCTTTAGCAATCTCTACATTTAATGCCTTACAGTCGAATGCGCTGGCCTCCTCGCTCGTTACAGACGAAGCCTGTGGATACTGCTTGGTCGCACATCCAGTGAGCATCAATAATCCACCCCCTAAAACCATTAATTTTTTCATTTTATGTTTCCGTTAATTGCAATCGGAAACATCCTAACATTATAGCCTTATCCCTACCCTACTATTTTGCAGGGATCAGAATCATTAAGTCTGTGCCGCAGCTAAGGCGACAGCAGGCCATTACTTCATTGTGCCAGCGCAGCAAAAAAGCCTTCCAGCCCGGAGATGTCCTCTTGCTGATCCGGCGCGCTCCACTGCAGAATCACATCATCAACGCTTACCTTTGCACCCTGCGAATTTAGTATCGCGGCGGAAACCTGCGCGGCCTGGATATCGCCGCGCCGGTCGCTGATGGGGTTGAGGCGGTCAAATTCGATCCACATACGCAACTCGCTGGCCGTCATTGTCTGCTTCAGTTCAAGAAGCGTACGCCCGAGACGCAGCGCCAGTGTCATCAGGAAGAAAGTGCCGGGCTGGCTTACGGCTTTTCCACTTCGGCGGCCGAGGTGGTCAGATCGAGTGCCTGCTTAAGAAGACGGGCGTGCACCGGGCCATAAAAGAGCTCCACTTGCGGCTTGTCTTCTTCAGAAAATACCTGCGAGCCATCTTCTTCAAGTAGTACATCAATAAACAAAACGACGTCAGCACTCTTGTTACGCAGCGCCCGCTCTGCAGCCGTCAGTTCTTCTGGTTCGCCATCTGTCTGCTTCGGGTTAAGCACCTGCTGCCATTCCAGCCAGGCCTGAGCGGAGGGCTCACGCAGTTTTACTGTGGCGTTTTCCCATTCAGGTACAGTCACGACTTTGGTACGGAAGCCCGCCATCGGTGCCAGCGCAAGCGCGCGGAGTGAACTCTGTGAAACCTGCTTTTCCATTTCATGACTCTCGTTTTAGCACTAAAAAAGCGGCTTTCGCCGCTGTGATTAACCTGCTGCTGGGGCCGGTACGATCGGGACGGGTTTTCCTTTGATGCGCAGCGTAAACGACGCCGTCACCACCCCGGCCGTGCCCAGGCTCCAGCTGTTCTGGCGTACTTCTGCCAGGAACGCATAACCATTACCGGAGGGGAAAATCACCTGAAATGCATGCAGTGCATCGGTATCGTAGGCGGCGCGAAGCGTGTTCTGACCTTCTTCATCGGCTGACCAGTTACCGGAAACCGTCATCTCCCCGGGCGCAGCCAGGCCGTTCGTCATCTCCTGCTCGGTGGAGCAAAGGGTGGTGGTGTCGATATCCGATTTTTGCCCGCCGGTATAGCTGAGTTCTTTGGTCGAACAGTTAATGGACTGCCAGGTCGCACCGGTGGGATTCGGCACCGTTGCCGGATCGGCGGAAACGTTAATTTTCGTTCCCTGCGTTTTTTCGTACTTTGAGGACATAGAGAGCTCCGGATATAAAAAAGCGCCCGGAGGCGGCAGAGTGGATTATTGCCAGATCTGAACTTCCAGCGTGGCGCGGTACAGCGCAGTATCAGGTTCGTATGCGTTAATCTCGTTCAGACCAACGGGATGCAGATCAGAGAGAGCTGATTTAACCTGCTCGCGCAGCGCACGGGCGTCATCAATCGAGCTGGCCCAGGCATCTACCTGGACCGCGCAGGCGGTTTCTGCCGGTCCGCATAAAACATCCTCGCTGGCAGATGAGGGCAGAAGGAAAACTACCCACGGTGCTGCTGTGCCCTGCGGGGCGACAAACGGGAAAACATTGCCGCCTGCCAGTGCACCGAGTCGCGCGTAGATATCAGCCTCCGTCATTTCGCCAGCACCTCATCGATCGCCTGATTCATCCGCTGAAGCGCCACCTGCGTGGCCTCTTCCTGACGGGTATCGAAGGCCGGACGCACAAAAGGGTGCGCCGGCATAGCTGATGTACCAAGCTCAACAAAGCGCCAGTAAAATGCGTTACGCGGATTGCTGGCCTTCATGGTGCTGTCACTGTTACCTGTGACCGGATTAAAGCCGCGGATATGTACGCCTGATGAAATTTCGCCGCGGCGACGCGCTTTCTGCGTTACGACCACAACATTTTTCTTCAGCTTGCCGGTTTTAACTGGGGCCCTCTTTTCGACCTCATCCTTCAGAACTTCAGCACCCGCACGCGTCGCGTCACGTAATACCTTGTTATTTTCTGCCCGGCTGAGTGTTTCCAGATCCTTTGCAATGTCGGCCAGTCCGGAAAAATCAAGATTCGTCGATATCACTGCTTCACCCCCTTCTCGCAGAGTAGTTCAAGTCTGGTGCCGTTTTCCGCAGAGATAACCGAACTGATATCGTATATTTCACCGTTGCCGGTAGGCGGCAGGTGAACGGCGCGCCAGCCTGTCGTTACCGGAATACCCGGATACCGCCGCATCCAGATTCGGGTAGTGGTGCTGCTCAGCTCCGCGCCACCATCCATCATCTCCCGTCCCGATACATCTGCGACTTCTGCGCGTACCGAAGCAACATCAATCCATCCTGTTGCCGGTTGCCCGGACGGTAGCCGCCCGGTAGCTGGTTTTTGCAGGCTTACCCTGTGCCGTAGTCTTCCTGCTTTCATACGCCATACACCCGGTAAGGTTGAAGAAGTGCTTCGGTGGAGAGGGCCAGTGCAGAGGTGACGTTACCCACGTTGACCGCTTCACGGTTCGCATACCAGTGCCCGATAAGCATCAGCATCGCCATTTCAATATCATCGCTGTAAAGCAGGTGGTCAGGGTCGGAAAGGTAGCCCGGATCTTCAGGTGAATCATAAAGCCGGCGGCGGGTCCACTTTTCCACATACCGCGAAGCCGCCTTTATGCTGTTTTCGATCCAGTTGTCGTCCTCCGTAAAATCCGGCTCGATATTGCAGTGATGCTTAACCTGCTCTCTGGTCAGCATGCGCGCCCCTTATTTCTGCTTCTTTTTTGCTGCTGTCTGCTCTGCTTGTTCCGGCTGCTCCGGCTGCTCCGGCTGCTCCGGCTGCTCCGCAGTATTTTTCTTCGACGGTGCTGCGGCGTAACCTTTTTTAAGCAATTCACGACCGTGCTGCTCAAGCGTCTCGAACTCAGTGCCTTCAGTCAGTACATTGCCTTCAAAATAGATGGGCTTGATAGCGATCAGCTTCATGATGTTCTCCTTCAGGGAAAAGAAAAGCGGCCCGGGAGCCGCTGATAAGGGTTACGCACCGCCACCGGCAGCCGTCGCAGTAAACGCACCGTAGATGAACGCCTCCGGGCGTTTCACCGCCAGCGCCAGGCGTTCTTCACAACGAATCGAGATCATGTTTTTCTCGAAGTCATCCGCGTTCTCGGTGGAGATCACCACGTTGGCATCTTCGCGGTCGAAGAGCTGCGCAGCCGCATTGAACGCGCCGGTCAGGAACTTACCCTGGAACGCTGCCGTTTCGGTCGCCACCACCGGCAGGCCCCAGAGGGTCGGCCCGCTCAGCGCAGCCGGGTTCGCCAGGATGTAGCGGCCCAGACTGTCTTTGGTGAGTTCAATCTTCGCCCAGTCGATGAAGTGCAGAACATGGCCGGACGCCGGGAAGCGCGCCAGCTGCGCCTGCAGCATCGCCAGGCGCAGCACGTCAATTCCGTTTTGTTTCTCGACTTCAAACGCGGCGCTGAAGGCAGACGCCTGCGGCACTATGCCTTTCAGATGCGCGCCGGTGCCGTCGCCAAACAGGATTTCCTGCTCTTCGACATACTTCAGGCCATATCGCATTTCCGCATCAATCGTGGACTGCAGCTGCGCGAAGTCGTCCAGGATCTGCTTGGACGCTTTGAACATATGCGCAATGGTGGTTACCGGGGTGATCTGGGTGGCGAACTGAATATCGCTGTACGGTTTGGCGGTACCTTCCGGGACCACTTTTGCCGCATTGGTGAAGCCAGTCTGCTGCACCCAGAAGATAGCCGGTGCCGCCGTGCGGCCGGGTGCGATCAGGTCACGGATGAACAGACGCTGTCTCGGTGCGGTGTCGATACCCGGCAGGCGTTGCGGCTCTACCACACCGGTTGGCACGTCAGTTGATATCAGTGCAGCATTGACCGGCACGCTCACGCGCTTGCCACCCTCAACGCTGGCGGCGAACGCTTTAAGTGCTTCGCTGCTGATAACGGTCTGGCCGACGGTTTCGACCACTTTTGCGGCATTCGCCAGGGGCATCTGAGCGACCTGCTGCTCCAGCTCGCCGAGCGCGGCCTTGAGCGTCTTTTCCGCCTCTTTCAGGGCATTAAACTCTGAGGCCATTTTGTCGACGGTTTCTTTAGTTTCTGCCGACAACTTGCCGGTTTTCTGGGCTTCTTTCAGCGCCTCTTCTGCTTTGGCGTTGAATTTGCCGGTGGCCTCTTCAATGCTGGCGCTGACTTTTTTCAGGATCTCGTTTACTTCAGACATAACATCTCCGTATTTACTGGGCAGCCGCTTTCAGTCCGCTAATGGCGGCTTCCAGACGGTCAATGGTTTCTTTTTCGATGGTGGCAGCGCTCGGCGTACCGTCAGGGGTGGCAGCAGCGCCCGGCGTACTGCCCGATAAGGCTTTAAGCAGTTTTCGGCGTTCTGACCGTGGCGTGTTTGCTTTCGCCAATAACGCATCAAGCTTGCGCAGCGCAGCGACGGGGCTTTCCTCGTCGTCGGCGATTTCATCAGCAGACAGCAGGCTGTCAGCAAAGCCCTTTTCCACGGCTTCGCTGCCGCCAATATAGGTTTCACCGTCCATCATTTTGTCGACGGTGGCGGCGTCGAGGCCGCTGCGCGCCTGGTAGATATCGCTCATGGCTTTATCAAACGGTGCCATGTCAGTAGCAATCTGCGCCAGGTCGTGACGGTTGCCCATCGCATAGACCCAGCAGTTGTGGATCATGAGGAACGCGCCGCGGCCTATCTGCACTTCATCGCCTGCCATTGCGATAATCGACGCAGCAGAAGCAGCCAGTCCCAGCACTTTCACGGTGACTTTGCCGTCGTACTCACGAAGCAGGTTGTAAATCGCCAGCCCTTCGAACATGTCGCCGCCGGGGCTGTTGATGTTGACCGTAACGTCTTCGCCATTAAGCGAACGAAGCGCACCGGCGATACGGCTCGCGGTCACGCCCTCGCCCCAGTAATCTGCGCCGATCACGTCAAAAATCGAGATACTGTTATCACCGTCGCGCGCCGCACGGATGCTACCGTTCCAGCGTTCCATCGCCGCAGCAGGCAGGTCTGGTTTTTCGCGCGCAAAAGGTCGCCCCTCCGGCGCCGCCGGAAGGCTTTTAATGGTCATGGATGCTCCTATGCCGCCTGCTTCAGCGGGGACTGTTCGAAGGGAATATCGGGGAAAACGTGACTATGAAGCTGACGAAGCGCGGCGGCCTGCGCTGCCGGGCTGTTCTTTTTAAGGTCCTCAAGCGGCGTCAGGTTCAGCTGCACCGTGTAAATATCTCCACCCTCAATGGGAGGCAGATTTTCCAGCCGGCGCACATCATTGCGTGACATCCAGCCGTTCTGCAGCGCGCTGGTATAGTAGGCGGCGCGCCCTGCGCTGTCGGCACGAAGCAGCCCTTCGACAGAAAACTCGGCAAAGATATCCTCTTCACCGTTCAGCAGACAGCGGGAAATCTCCTGTTCAATATTGACCAGCAGCGGGCGCAGCGTATGGGTCAGAAACTGCAGGTTCATCCCCTCCAGGCTTGATGCCCAGCTGCTCTGCTTTGAGGTATGGCCGACCATAAACGGCGGCACCCGGAACCAGCGGCAGATTTCCTCAATACCGAACGATCGCGTTTCCAGCATCTGGGCCGCTTCCGGATTCATCGTGACGTTCTGATATTTCAGACCGCCTTCAAGCACCATGATTTTCCCGGCATTTTTTGAACTGGTGAACTGTGCCATGTAACTGCGCAGCCGTTCGCGTTGATCTTTATCCAGCGGCATTTCTGCTGAGAGAAAACCCGAGCTCTGCAGACCGTTCTCAAATATTTTGGCAGCCGACTCTTCGACCGCCATTGCGGCACCGATCACATCGCGCCCGGAACTCAGCGGCATCATGCCGCAGACCCCGTCAAGACCGAAGCCGCGAATGTGCATCAGGTTTCTTTCCGCAATGACACGCGCAGTACCGTTCTCGGTGTAGGTGTACTCAAGCCGGCCGGTATCGAGGCGTTTTACCACCATGTTCTGGGGAAGCAACGGCACCAGCGAGACCAGTTTGTTGCCGATAAACAGCTTCTCCACGAAGGCGTTTCCGCGAAGACAGATACTCGCCACCAGCATCAGCATAAACCGCGATGGTGTCATTTCCAGATTCGGCCGGCGACAAAGTACCTGGTAAACCTGATTCTGTTGGGCCAGCCTGCGCGAGCCGTCAGGCTGCCGCTCATAAATCTTCAGCGGTAGCGTTGATATTGACTCGCTCAGCAGCCGGACGCAGGCCCAGACCGCTGACAGCTGGATAGCCTTATCCGCGGTGACCACCTTCCCGCTGCTGCTCGTACCGTACCATTCCTGCCAGAACGTCCCGTTGGTCAGGCTGATGGGGACGCCAAGCCAGTTAAGCAGGGCGCTTTTCACCCTGCCCGGCTGCTTATTTTTCTTCATCAGAAACCTACCATGATGGGATTATCAAAGAAGCCGCTCAGGTCCTGCTGGTCATTGCCACCGTTAACGAGCAGGCGACTCATCGCGGTGAACAGCGCAGCCGGACCATCAATCTTGGCCTCGGGTGTCGATTTGTTGGGAAAGATGTTGTCGTTACGATCCGGCTTCACCGTGACGTTCGACATCATCCAGTTCATCACGGGGTGATTGCTGTGGTGGAACCGGCCGCCGTAAACCAGCGCCTCAACCTCTTTCATGGCTTCGGAGAAATTGCGCACCGTCTGCGGCACTTCAACCAGGGGTAAGCCCTCTTCAGCAAGCGCAAGGCTGAACTGGGTGGCGCTCCATGGATCGAAGCCAATCTCTTTGAGGCTCTCGCCGGTCACCCACTCCTGCAGTTCTTCTTTAATCTGGGCATGGTCGATCACATCACCATCAGTGAGGATGAGTTTGCCCAGCTCTGCCCACTTACGGTAAAGCTCAGCCATCTGCCGCGAGCATTTGTCCAGTCGTCCTTCGGGCAACCAGAACTTAAAGTCGGCGTGAACGTGACCATCAGGGGATCGCCAGGCTTTTACGGCGGCGCAAATGTCGATTTTGTTCGCCAGGTCGACGCCGACCCACAGCGGGTAGGTTTTCAGCTCATGCGCCGGCGCGATAAATTCGCATTTATCCCACTTCAGCATGTCCATCCAGGAAGACTCGGCGGTCACCCAGATATTCATATGCTTGGTGAAAAAGTTAACCCGGGCGGACACCTGCTCTTTTGCTTTCTTCGCCAGGCGGCGCAGATCATCCCAGCGCTTACAGATACCAAGTCCGGGGTTAGCCTTCTGCCATACCGTTTCGTCGAACGGGTCGTCGCCGTCGTCCAGGGTGTAGATGATGGCGAAGAAGGTGTCGTCTTTGACCGCCCCCTCCACTTCACTGTTGAAACCGCGCAGCACCTTGATGGCGTAATCGCGCAGCTCGTAGCAGATGCCTTCTTTGTTAAAACCCGCGGTGGTAATACCAAACAGCAGGGACTGCAGGCGTGCGCCGGTCGCCGTCTCCAGAACGTCCCATACGTCACGGGTTTTATGAGCGTGCAGCTCGTCAACAATGCCGCAGTGAATATTCAGGCCGTCCAGGTTATTTGCGTCACTGGAAAGCGGCTCAAATTTAGAGGCACTTTGCTCCTGATAGATAGCCAGCTTGTTGAACTCGAACAGGCGCCCAAGCGTCGATTTCGCTTTTTTCACCATATTTTTGGCATCTTCGAAAACGATGCGCGCCTGGTCGCGGGTTGTGGCCGCAGAGTAGACCTCGGCCCCACCCTCGCCATCCGCGCCCGTCATGTACAGGCCAACCCCGGAAGAAAGTGTGGATTTGGCGTTCTTACGCGCCACCTCGTTGTAAGCGGTACGGAACCGCCGCACCATTACCGGGCGGCCGCTGCCATCATTTCGCAGCACCACCTTGTGGGTCTCCTCATCCACCAGCGGAATAACGAAACCGTAAATATTGATAAGGATGAAAACATGCCAGTCCATCAGGGCGATCGGCTGCCCGGCCTGAGCGCCTTTCACATGTGGAATGAACTTATAAAAATTCAGGATGTGCTGGGCGCGGGGCTCGCTGAAAAAAATACCCCGCGCCTCGCCGTTTTGCAGATCGTCCAGAAAACGCTGGCAGGCCAGCCGGACGTATTCACAGGCAATAATCTCCCCCGCCACGACACGCTCGGCGTAGCGGATACCATCGGCAACCTTAGCCATTAATCCCTCGCTTTCATGAACTCAGCCAGCGGGTCAACCGCCTCCGGCGTTTTGGCGCTGACCCTCGACCGGCTGGCTGGCGTCATCCCGAACTCTGCCAGCATGGCGCGCAGCCGCTTCCAGGCATCTGCCTTCATCATTGCTGCCGGATGCGCCTTAATCAGTACATCCCCCGTCTGCGTTTCAGTGCGGTATGTATAGCCCTCGATTTCCAGCGTATCGCAGTGGTGCCGGTACTCGGTATAAGCCTCAACCAGCAGTTCGAGCGCGCGGGCGTCCAGCTGCGAAATGACGCCGACGGCATCCAGCTCTTCAGCCATTCGCTTAAACCAGTACTTCGCCTGTTTGACGAAATGCTTAGGAGTTGGGGGTACCCCTGCAGGGGGCTGTGGCTCATTTTTATTGATCGGGCGTTTTGATGGGTTACCCCTCACCAAACGCAGATGGGTCGGGGTTTTCGGTGGTCCGGACATAATCGAAAACTCCTATTGATCATCGAGTGGGGACCCCATAAAAAAGTTTTCTAACCTGCGGCGGTGTGAAAAAGGGTTAGGCGGCGGTCCTTAGTAGGCATGGCCCTGAACTTTCGACCCGCCCTCCCCTGTTGATGAGAATTGATATCATTACGACAGAAATGATTGCATTTGAAATCATTTGTCGATACTGATTCTCATTTGATGTTGTCATGCACCGATCTGCCGAGCTTCTTACTTGGAGGGCCGCTGTTACCGATGCGTGGGCTAAACACTTTGTTGATATCCCAGCCTGCTTTCAGTCGGTACTCAATCGAGTTGCGTGAAATGCCAAGGTACTCAGCCCATTCACTGAGACACATTGTCTTGCCATGAGCCGTGTAACGTCTGTGCGACTTATTTCTGTGGGTGGCCTTCATCTTTTCACTGCCGCGCTTCTGATTACACAAGGCGCAGCTGGCAACAAGGTTTGACTCAGCGTTATTGGTTTTGCAGTCATCGAGATGATCGACATGCATATCATCCCAGGTAACCATTGTGCCGCACCAATGGCAGCTGAAAGGGCCGTCACCATGGTGTTGGTGGTAGACGACGCGATGCTCATAGGCTCGGTTACTGTTACGGCTTAACGGGTGAGTGGGAGCATTTACCAGCACATAACCACCCGAGTGAATAAGGTTGCCTGGCTTGAGTGTGCTTAACTTTTCTGTCGAGCCATGTCGACGAACCCGCATGTAATGCTTTTCACAATACGGTGTGTTGTTGGCCCTTGTTGGCAATCCACACCCCTCAACGGAACAAGCAGGTCGCAATGCCTTAGCGCCGACGTGCGTGCGCCCTGAATCAATTAATGAATCAGTCATGCTTTCACCTGTAAGGGTCAGTTTCGGTTTAAGCGATCCCGTGCGGTTTTGGCTTTATGGCACTTGAAGCAGATCGCAACCAGATTGCTATCTTCATCGGTGCCGCCGTGTGCTTTGGGTTTGATGTGATCAACGGTAGTGGCAGGGACTGGCCTGCCGTTGCGCAGACACTCCTGGCAGATGTGCCTGTCACGTTTAAGGATGCGGGCGCGGATGATATCCCACTTACTGCCGTAGCCGCGCTGGTGGCGGCTCAGCCCTCGCTGGTGCTGCTGCCAGCCTTCATTACGGTGAGCCTCGCAGTAACCCGAACGGTCTGTAGTAGTGCCGGGACATCCGCGCTTGCGGCAAGCTCGAGGGATAGCGGATGGCATAGTGGTAGCTCCAATAAAAAAGCCACCAGCAAAACGGGTGGCTTCATGTTCATGACTGCTAAAGTTAAAGGTTTTTATTTATTCAGAAGCTGTTCAACGTTAATCAGTGCTGGTATGCCGAGGTGATTGCGCAGCTTATCAATCTGAGCAACAGTTTTCGGCCTCTCCGGTTTTGTTTCATATTGATAATAAAATTTAATTGAATTCACACCCCAGCATCTCAAAAGGATATATACGTATTAGTATCAATTTAACGTACAGGTTTGTTCAGATAACTCTTAGAACACTAACTGTCGCTTGTTATATGAAATATATAGACAACACTTATTACCAGCTTGTTAGTAGAGTGGCTCCTACGTATAAGCATTGCTGAACCTTCATGTGTGAGTGCTATAAATCTCATCCTCGCAAAACATGAAATCAGTGCAACATCAGGGAAACAAGGCCAAAACTGCTTTTGCAATTAGTCGAATAACCAAAAAGCAGGATCTCCTGTTGTAGCCCCAGCCATGGGGCTTTTTTTTATCTTAAGCACTGCTCCCGAACATAAGCCTGCAATCCGCTCAACTGCCTGGTCACGGTCTCGATCCGCTCCCTGAGGGTGAAATAATCCCGTTCAGCGGCGTCAGTAAGTCGGGGGCTGGCTCCATCATCCACGCGGGTGGTGCCGGGCGCTCCCTGCGCGGAACAGGTGGCGTTGAGCTGCAGCCGCTTACGGCCAGCAGCCACATCGCGCTCAAGCTGAGCAATATTTTTCTGAGCATCCGCTAAGTCCTTCGTGTATTTGGCATCGAGAGTAGCCACATCCCGCTGACGGCGCTGCATATCCTCAATGTCATCTTTAGCCAGTTTTAATTCATGATTAACTTCGGTTAAAGATGCCTCTGCTTTTGTGAGCGAGGCCCGGTAATAAAGCGCAAATCCCACAGCGGCAAGCAAGAGTAGCGGCTTCCACCATGCCCGCACAAAGCCCCATAGCGCCGCCATCAGAGCACCCGGCGCGCTGCCGCATAGCGGGCCCGTCTGTCTTCCAGCCCGTTCTGCCCACCGTTAATAATCTGCGTGACGCGCAGCAAATCGCCCGGATATTTCAGGCAGCCTTTGCTGGTATAGAACCATGCTGCAGATCGCGCTGCGGTGGCGTCTTTGGAAAGCAGTTCCGGCGAGCTCACAAGGTCAAGTTTCAGCGCGGCGCCGCAATCGCGGTAATTCTCGAGCCCGGTGATCTGGATGAGCCCGCGTCCGCGATATTTCCAGCCATCACCCGGGGCGTTATTACCGAGGCGCTTGCTGTAAACCAGATTGGCGATCGCGCGCTGGCGTTCAAGGGGCAGCACCTTTTCATACGTGCGGCGGCCCAGCGTGTTGGCCTGATCCTGAGTTAACCGGCCAGCCCGGACAAAATCATTAAGCGCTGCGATGCTGTAGTTGAAGCTCTCTTCCAGCCTGGTAAAGCCGGTGCTTTCATGGCCGACCTGCGCGATGAACATTGCCTGGTCGACCGGCGCAGTGATGCCGTAATCACGCATCGCCGCATCAATGTGCGGGAACCAGCGCGCAGCCAAGCTGGCGCTTAAACCAGCCGCCTGCTGAAATTGTTGTTGGTTCATTCGGGCCTCAGTACCTGAAACAGGCGCGCCACGTTACCCCGGGCACGGAACACGGCGGCGCAGATGATTAAGTTGATGATGACCGACGCCCAGTGTGTGTGGACGTAAAAGTCGAAGAAGTAGCGGAACGGTACGGATGCATACGCCAGGATAATCAGGTATGCCAGCCATGATGCCCACCAGCGATGCCGGGCTCCGGGTTTACGGAACAGCATCAGCCTCAGCACAATGGCCGAGCACGTCGCCACGTTGGTCAGTACCAGCGGATCACTTATTACCATTGGCTCCCCCTCTCCACCGCTGGAACCACTGCGCAGGGTCTTGCTGGCTGGCGAACGTCAGGATTTTAATCGTCAGCGCAGAGAGGATAACGGCCCCCAGTGCATCAAGCGGCTTGTCGCTGTATTCCGTCCAGCTGGCAAGCTTGGAGCCCACCAGCCCCGCACCGTAAACGCCAGCGATGTACGAAACAACAAAATAGGCGGCGCGCCGGATCAGGGTCAGGTCTGCCGCGGTGGCAACATAAAAGACAGCACCGGCAAACGCGCCAAAAATTACGCCATAATCTGTGCCGGTCAGCAGTCCATAGATGCTTGCGCCAGTAAGCGCAGCCCCTGCCGCGACAGTTCCCGAAACCGGATCGGACATGTAGCCCCCCTCTATAGCTGTGTATCCTCTCCAAAGAGGGGAAAAGAAAAAGGCCCGCCGAAGCGAGCCTGAGAAATGATGAACAGAATTGACCGTCTTACTTTGGACGAGTAAAAAGACCCGCCTAAGCGGGTCTATATGTTCAGCTGATTAGCTTTAAGTCAGCTTTTCTATGCTGTTTTTGTTCCTGATAGAAGTTTTCATGGGAGCCAATGCTAAGCATATATAGCTCTAGCTTATTTTCCACCCAACAATAGCCAAGTAACATTAACTGGTTATTGAGTCGGAACTTATGAACACGTAGAAAACTCAGATCACCTTTTTTAAGCTCCCCAATTTCGGGTTCTTGAATTATGCGATCTACTTCATCCTCTACTTCAGCCCTTAATGATTCAGGTAATTTATCAAGCGCTTTCTCGAACCTTCGAGTTTGAAATACTTCGATTTCATTCTCAAGTTCGCTTCCGTTCTGTTCTACGTTCATATTTCGAAACCTTATGGTTAGCGACTTCTGATTGCGCCAGTAAGATTTCACTAATGAAGCTATACGGTAAATCCGGATTATCCTCAGCAATCCGTCCGATTTTCGCCCAATGCTCAATCTGTTTCGGAATGCTGCGGCTAGCCGCATCAGCGTGAACCTTAACGTCGCTCACAAAGTCATCGTCTAAGCGGATGCTCGTGGCCATGGGTCTACCTCTCGCTGTGATGGCGTTCCATCTTCATGTGTTCTGATTAAATTGGAGAAATCTGGATATTTATAATTATCAACTAAACGACCATTTGATTGTGCGACATTTTGTCGCATATGGCAACCTTTGATTTCACACTATCCGAGAGGGTGAGCTGAACGTAAGAGAAGAACCCGCTCAATGGCGGGCTTTTTAACGGTGAACATACAACGCCCATCGTTAGAAAAATCCTACCCAATTTTTTGAATTTAGCAAGCATCGTGTCGCTAAAATGTTTAATCAGGCTTCTAACGTGTGACTTCGCGCAGCATCTTTTCCGCGAATGCTTCTTCCTGCCAGCATTTAGTCACCAGCAGATTAATGACGTCAGCAAACCCGCTGTACCACTGATAATCCGTCATATCAGGCACCAGAACCCGCACCTGACGGCGCGCCAGAGTGGTGGGAAGACGTGCAAACCCTTTACCACCACATCGCTCACACAGCTTTTGCACCGGCACGCCGTGTAACTCGGTACGCTTACGGTCAAGCGCCGTTCCCCGTCCCGAACAGTCCCGGCAGGCCGTACTGATAACCCCCTTCCCACCGCAGTGCTTACAGAGTTCTTCCACTTCCTCTACGCGAATTGTCGCATCCACGCCTTTCACGCCAGGATGCTTCACCACCTCCCGACGCACGCGCTTAACCCCTTTTCCTTCGCAGTGAGGGCATTCGCAGCTGCTGGCTGCCGAGCGGGCATAGTCGCTGTAGGCGAACTGAGCCAGACAAAGGGCCATTTCCACGCGCGCGCGCTCACCGAGTTTTTTCATTACGCCGTTATTTAGCGCGAGCGCATATTTAACCAGGCCATCAATAGCGGGCTGCGGATCCTGAATGCCCATTTTGGCGAGGAAGAGGTTGAACCCCAGCGCCGCCTTAGACTGGACGAGGCCCTGTGCGGCCATTACATCAGAGATGGTCAGCGCGACGATGCCGGTGGTTGGTGTCTCATCATTGAGTTTGGGTGATTTCGGGGAATAGAACTTTGGTAAGGCTTCGAGGTTCATGTGTGGTCTCCACTCCACTTACGACAGCACGCCGATCGCGAGCGCGCGGTCTAAAAAACGAAAAATCAGCTCGAGCTGTGAGCCATATTTTTCTTCGAATGCCACGGTGTCCCGATGGAGCTCGTCGTGATGTCTTCTGCACAAAGGCAACACGAAAAGGTCATGGGCTTTGGTACCCATCCCGCCCTGCCCGTGGCCGATCAGGTGGTGGGGGTCGTCTGCCCGCTGGTTACAGCATGCGCAAGGCTGCTGCTTAACCCAGCGGGTGTATTTCTCGTTTTCCCAGCGGCGGCGCTTTGGCCGGAGCATGTAGCTTTCAGGCGACTCAGGGTCGATCGTCAGCGCAACCACCCGCGGCTGTTGTTCCTGCAGCTCGTCGCAGTTCACTAGCGTCTTCACGGCACCAGCACGCTGTGCTTTCGTCTGTACTATTTCAGCTGCCGACGGTCCCGGAACCATATCGCTTTCACGCGACACGCCCTGCACGGGCAAAGGCGGAAGGCGCAGCGCGCGGCGCGCCACGCTGTCCGGCAGCGCATCAGTGATATCCATCCTGACAGCCCACCAGCACAACTCCGGCAGAGTCAGCTCGTGGGTATCGTCAAAGGCAAGGGCACCTCGCGCGACGCTGATAATCCAGGCTATCACATTGGAACGGGCAATTGCTGACAGGCGCTCAGTAAAATGTCCGGCCAGCTGATTATCACAGTGCCAGCACAGACGCAGCGCGCCGGGCTCATGCCGCATCGTGGTCAGCTCATGGTGATGGTACTCACTATGCGGCCACTGGCAGCCGCCCTGCTGCTTCATCAGCCAGTGCTCCAGTCCATTGATACCACCAGCAGCCCGGATCACCCGCTCATCAGTAAAGAAGGCTTTCAGCCCCTCGTCATCAGCCAGAGGCTGGTGCGCTGGCGGCACCGCGCCGCTCGGGAACCGTGCCAAGCTTTCTGGCTGCACCTCTACCAGCACGCGCCCGTTTGCAAATATGGGCATCAGTTCAGGGCCGGGACGCAGCAGCACGATACCCATTCCGCGCGCAATTTCCGGTGTTAACAGAGCTCTCACGCTGCGTTCCCCTTCGCTATATGCTCGGCCCACAGCCCAGCTATCCACTTAATACCCTTCGCTGTGAAACGCGCCTGGCTGAACGCGTGGTTGGATGTCGTGCAGGTGCCCGTTTTCACCTCGAATCGTCCGGCATCAATATGCTGGTGGCGCGGCGTCAGCACCCCGCCGAGGCGGTACATAATCTCGTTGTCGATCAGGAACAGGCGGAAATCCGTCTCTTTGGCTTTTAACAGCTTTGCCACCTGACGGAATGAGAGCGAACCGCTGGCGGTGCAGTAGCGATCCACAAACTCCACCTTTGGCGCCGCGGCGGCGAGTTCCTGTGCCAGCCTTTCCTTTTGTTCGGCCAGATCCGCAGCAAGGCGCAGTGCCTCCGGCAGCGACCGCGGCACGCCCGGCTGCTGGCCGCTTTCCAGTTCCTGCCAGCGATCAACCAGGCGCGCGGTAAACTCCGGACATAACTGAGCCACAATGACATAGCTGTCACGCTTGTTAACCAGGTAGTGGTGGTATTCCTGCCTGTTCTGCGGGTGGGTGTACGGCAATGCCGTATACCCATCAATGACGCTCTTCTTTATTAACCGCTCAATGGCGGTGCATACGTCGGTATGACGTGAACCTACAAGCGAGGCTATTTCCCGGCTGGACATAAAAAGCTCCTGACCTGCCAGCGCCGCATGATGCTTAGGGCAAAATGAAATCGGGTGTGTCTGGTTCATACGTTTCTCCATCTGTCAGGCGGCTGCACCCGCCACAAAATTACTGATCGTGATTTCCACCTTCCCTTTGCTGGTTACCGGGCCCCATTCCACCAGCATCTTTTTCACCTGGCTGTCGTCCTCCCAGACATGGGCCAGCGTCAGCGCATCGAAAAGTGCCTTCAGGTAGTTATCCAGATCGCGGCGTTTCCGGTCAGGCGGGTAAAGCACCACCTCCACCGCCAGCAGGCTGGTGACAGGCCTGGGTATGCGCCGAAGTTGCTCAACAACTGCCGCTGCAGCATTGCTCTGATATTTGCGCCCGTCGGCGCTAACGAGATGACGGCCTTTTAGCGGCCCCTTAGTCGGGGCGCGCCAGTAGCTGTTAACGCTGGGGGGAAAAGGCAGGGTCAGCTTCATGCAATGGCACCCCGCGCTTTCAGGAACGCCACCGCACGATCACGAGCTTCTGCTTTACCCTTTACCATCTCACGCAGCAGAGATACTGCCTCATCTTCTTCAGCGTTGCCGTGGATGGTGATGCCGCGGGCGACGCCTTTTGATAACGATATGGCGCCTTTCTTCTCCAGCTTACGCAGCATATCGGTCGCAGCGTTGGGTGAAGCGGCCCCCATAAGCTGGGCCACTTCTTTCTGCGTCGGCGGGTAACCGTTTCGCCGCTGGAAATCAGCGAGCATATCCAGCACCTCCTGCTGGCGGGCGGTCAAAGCAGAGATGGAATTCATGCCGCTTTCTCCCGCGCCCCGGCCATTTCACGAACTGAGGCACGAAGCTGTCGGATATTCCGCCAGTGCGTGGTGTCAATTGCCCCGACAACCAGCAGAAACTCATCCATCGCAAGGCCGTGCTGCTCTTCAGCTTCGCGAGCGACCGTCGCAAGCCGTTAGTGCATGTCTTTCCGCTCCGCATCGTCCTGAAAGACAAAATCATTGAGGGCCATAAAAGCACGCAGCTTGACGCCGTTGTGATGCTCTTTAATCAGCGACTGCGCGCGCGAAATGACGTCTGCGGTCACCGTCACCAGCATCGGGCTTTCTACGGAGTCCGCGGCCCAGCTGTGAGCAAAGCGGGATTCATGGAACGCATACGCCTCTTTGCTGCCGAACGCCGCGCAAGCACAGGCCCATACCTCAACGCCGCTTCGTTCCAGGATGTCGGCTGCTGTCAGTGGCAACTCTGTTTCAGCAGCCTGCAGTTGCGGCTCAGTTTCTGAATGCAGATCTGTTTCATCCTCATCGGGTTCCTGGAGGTTACTCATCAGCAGACGTTCAGCCTGGCGGCGTATCTGTGCAATAAATGCATCGCCGCGCGCTTCCAGCTCGTCGCGGCTGATGTAACTCATTGCCGGGCCGCGCCAGGTCTTATCGAATACCACAATGGCACCCGCAAAAACGCGCCGGACGGGATCTGCTTTTCGTCTTTAGGGACGAACCAGGACGGAAGATCGAAACCGATACGGCCACGGATAAAGGCGATGTGATCCGCGTCTTCCGGCCACCAGACCTCGCTGGTGGCCGCCTTAATCAAAAAGACGTACCGCCCGCCTTTTTCCCGCATCGCACTGGCGTGCTGCATGATGTAGCGCATGCCGGTGATGTAATTCCCGTCGTGCCGGGACGCGCGGCTGTACGGCGGGTTACCGAACGCGGCGCCGTTGAGTTCGGCCAGACGCACGGACCAGTCCTGCGTCAGCGCGTTATCTTCCGCAGTGTAATAAGCCTCACATTTGGCGTTCTCGCCATCAGAGAACAGGTCCAGTACGAGCGGACCGAACATGGCGTTGATGCCCCAAAAAATATTGTCCGGCGTGCGCCACTGATCGCCGACTTCCTTAAGTTCGTGAGCCGGTTTGCTGCGCAGCGCCGCCAGCGTCTGGCTGTAAGCATTCAATGGGTGCATCACAGTTCCCCCACATAGTTACCGGCCAGATAGCAACGGCCTTCCACATAACCAACGCGATTGCTCATCTTCAGGCACTGGGTACGCTTCTTCGCCAGCCGTTCGCGGTCCCGGTTACTCTTCGAGGCATCGAATGCAGCAAGGTAAACATGCGCGGCGCGGCGCCACAGATGCTGTCTTTCCAGCTGGCAGGCCAGCTCTTCGAAAACTTCGTGTTTCAGCTTCTCGTTTTTCATGATCTGAATCCCTCCGGGACCTGGCTGTAATCAACACCGGCATAGCTGGCTTTAAATGCGCTGTCGTCGCGCTGCATGCTGCGTTGCTTCCACTGCTGGCGAGCCGGACGTCCGCGCTCTTTCCAGCGGGTGGCGCTTAGCAGGTAGCCTTCAAGTTTGCTCGGGACGAACAGCGTCTGCGGGCGCATGTAGTCGTACATCTCCGTGTCGTGCCAGTGCTCGTGCTTGTAGTCGACAACGAGCTGCAGGTCGTCCACGGAATGCCCTTCACGCAGCGGCCCGGATGTTCTCCAGTGAGGATTTCGAGTTCTGGTAACGCGCGCCGGTTACCAGATTCAGGTGCTTAAGCACAGCAATCGCTTTATCGGTGATCAGCTGCTCAGCGTCGGGTTGCCCGGCAACCTGACAAGAAGGTTTTTTATCTGATGGTTCTTGTTTTGAATTTACTGACGGATCGTGTCCAGATTCTGGACCCTGAGAATCCTCGTTTTTTCGGTTTTCCGGACGTTCAGATTCTGGACGTCCAGCTTCTGAACCTTCGGATTCTGAACGTCCAGATTCTGAATGTTCAGAAACTGGACCCTGAGAATAAGCACCGGCAGCAGCCTGACGCAGGCGCGGCACATTCAGCGTGTAGATGTTCGTACCACTGCGCTGGCCCTGACGGCGTTCTTTGCGGGTCAGCCAACCATCACGCTCAAGCTCACCAACCGCGGTAATAACGGTGCTGCGACCGGCGCCAATCTGGCGCGCTATGGTGTCGACGCTGGGCCAGCTGATACCTTCATCGCTGGAGAAATCAGCCAGGCGCGCCAGGATCAGCAGCTTCGTGCCCTTGATTCCGGCACTCGCGCAGCCATCCCACACGTACGCTGATAACTTAACGCTCATGCATCCACCCTTCTGAACTTCTCGCGGAATCGCTCAACAGACTGCATGCAGTCGTGCGGGTAACCAGCGCGCCGGAAGATAACCTGTCGTTTTTCTGGGTCGTAACCCGTGACGTGGACTTCAGTTCCCCGCCAGTCGCGGTATCGTCTGTTGAGTTCCTGCACGCGAAAGTCTCCGCCTGGCGATTAAACTCCCCTACCATCTGCTGAGCGAGCTGGTAGCTGACGGGCACATAGTGGCCTGATACTCTCACTGCATACCGGTACTGCACCGGACCGGCTCCGCCCGGTACCGGCAGCGCAATAAGTTGCGACCTGCGGTAACGTGTTGTTAAACTGTTCATGCGTAGTTTCTCCACTATTGAAAAGACGTGCCCGACGCCTCGAGCTGCACACTCGGGGCGTCACCTTTTCTGGTGCTCATAAACACTTCTACTGCCTGGTCTGAAACCCCATACAGCGCCATAAAGCCCATGAATCCGTGGAACTGGTGGCGAATAGTCTTGCGAAACAGCTCAGAGAGCTTTTTGCGTTCATGACGGTCAATTACCCCATCCTCAGCCGCTTCAATCTGCGCCTGCGCCAGCTGGCCTTTCGCCGCGCTGGTTTTCATGTCGATCGCGAACAGGTCCACGTTGTCCATGCTTTCCGGCTTCGGAACGTCCACCAGCAATTTGCCGACACGCGCTGCGGCATATTCCGCCAGCATCGAGACGCCCGACAGGTCCTCCATGCGCTCAAGTTCGGCCAGCGTGAAGAAGCGGCTGCCGCATTTCTGGTACATGTGGTTATGAAAGGTGTCGATGCTCATGCCGAGATCGGCAGCCATTCCAAGACGACCGGCGGGATGCGCCTTACACATCGCGCTGATTGCTGCTTTGATGTTGTCTACCATTTTGTTTTCCTTTTGGTAGTTACGGCTAAGCCGTTTTTTGATTACGCTTTATATAAAGCGAAGCGTCGTATTTGAGCTTTCCTTTGGTACGAGCAGCTGCTTCTGCTGCACGACCTTTAGGGATTAATTGCCCGGGTCTTGTGCGCCATTGATAAAAAGCTTCTGGCGACACACCAAAAAACTCTGCTGCCTTGTTCGGCGAGCCAAAATACTGCTCAAGTTCAGTTGTTGTCATAGCCTCCTCCTAAGAATATTTAGATATTATTATCTAATCTTTTTTAGGTCAATAAAAACTAAGATTACTTAGGTTTTCATTTCTAAGGGTTGAATCGTGGGAACACTTGGCACGCGGTTAAAGGAATTAAGGAAGCAAAGAAAGCTCACCCAAGGCCAGCTCGGTAAAGCACTTGGGGTTTCAGATGTGACGGTTGGATACTGGGAAAGGGATCTGAACGTGCCAGGCGGAAAGTCGTTAACAAAGCTAGCTCAATACCTTGGAGTAAGTGAAGGCTTCCTCCTGTACGGTCAAGAAGTTGAGCCTAACGTTGGGCCTGCACCAGTTGCCGCGCAACAAATCCCGATTATCAGCTATGTTCAGGCTGGGGCATGGTCAGCTGAGTGTGACGCCAGAAATCTTGATGGAACGGTGGATTATATTTTGACGTCAGAGTTTCATTCTCGTTGCACCTTTGCCCTAAAGGTCAAAGGTAAATCTATGGAACCCGATTTTGTTGAAGGCGATGTTATTATCGTAGATCCTGAATTACATCCCGGGCCAGGCGATTACGTCGTCGCTAAGAATGGGGGTGACGAAGCCACATTCAAAAAGTATCGAGCGCGCGGAATCAGCGAAACCGGCGAAGAAATATTTGAACTCGTGCCACTCAACGAAGACTACGCGATCAGAAACTCTGCTAAAGAAAAAATTCATATCATCGGGGTGGTTGTAGAGCACCGCCGGATGATGCGCCGGAAGTAATCCCTCCCAACCCACAGGAAATCTAAATTAGTTTAGGTTTCTTGCTTGACCTTTTGTCTAAGATATTTTAGATTTTCATAAAAGAAAGCGAACAGGCAGGACGCCCACGAAGTAGCCACCGGTGGCGCATGAATGACCGGATGATTCGCGCAGTATTGATAAAACCAAGCCGTAAGACTCTTTGTGGCGGGCCTTTCTTCCCCGATGTCACGGTCCTGCCAATTTTTTACGCAACAGACAAGAGCATCACCGGGTGACGGGCTCCTAACCCAATCCACCCGGGCGGCACTCTTAAGCGCAGGTGCTCTTCTGTGTTGTGTGGAGAAACTACGACCCGCGGTTGCAGCCGCATTTCTGAGGGTAAGCCGATGAGTAATGAACGTTTGACCAAAGTGCCTGAGTTTCTGGGCGAACTGGACGGAGGCGTGTTCGAAAACAAAATCGCCCTAGCGCTCAGCGAAGTTGCATTTGGCGTGCTAAACAACGGCACCAAAGGAAAAGTTACCGTGACCTTTGAGCTCGACCGCATGAGCAATTCCGTCGAAGAGAAGCGTGTGATGATTAAGCACAAGCTGTCCTATATGCGCCCCACTCCGCGCGGTAAATCCTCGGAAGAAGACACCACCGAGACGCCGATGTACGTCAACCGCGGGGGCAAGCTTTCCATTCTGCAGGAAGATCAGGGCCAGCTTTTTACTCTGGCTGGTGATCCTGATGCGAAGCTGCGTGCCAAACAGTAAACCTGACAATTCACCCAGTTAAGGAATAACCATGTCTCACTCTTTAGACGCAACCGCTATCGATAAAATTGGCGATCTGACCCTCTCCCGTTTTATGGAAGAAAAGCTTGAAAGCGTGGACTGCCCCGCTGCCGTTGTTCCGCAGGGCGCACGAATCGACAGTCTGGAATCCCTTTGCCTTGAGCGTTTCCGCTTTCGCGGCAAAATGGTGACCGCCAGCATTGAAGACTTTTCCCGCTATTCTACTGGCTACGCTGCAGAGGGTACCCGTTGCTTTATTAATGCCGACGATATGCGTGCTGTTGCGGTATTTAACCTCGGAACCCTGGATAAACCCGGCCACGCTGATAATACCGCGCTGCTGTCGCTGAAGAAGACCGCGCCCTTTTCCGCGCTGCTTTGCATCAGCGGCGACCGCCATACACAGAAGGAGCTGGCCGAATGGCTAGAAGACTGGTCTGAATGCCTGATCGGCTTTGACGCCGACGGCCAGCCGATTGATGCGAAGAAGTCGGCTGCGGCAATTCGCAAAATCTCCATCGAGTCGATTCAGAAAGCTGACTTTGAAGATGGTGACTTCAGCGGCAAGCGCTCCCTGATGGAAAGCGTAGAAGCCAGAACGCAGGACATCATGCCGGTAGCCTTTGAGTTTACCTGCGTGCCGTTTGAAGGTCTGGCTGAGCGTCGCTTTAAGTTACGTCTAAGCATTATCGGTGGCGACCGCCCGGTTCTTGTTCTGCGAATCGTCCAGCTCGAAGCCCAACAGGAAGAAATGGCTGCAGAGTTTCGTGACCTGCTGATTGAAAAATTCAAAGACAGCCAGGTAGAAACGTTTATTGGGCAGTTCTCGGCCTTACAGTAAAATTCTTTGCCCCGTGAATGGGGCATAACCATAGTGCTTTTTCATTAGAGGCCGATCAGTTAACATAACATCCAAATTCAATCGACTGGAAGCCAACAAAATTCATCTTTCAGTTGCTGAAATATAAAACTCACATATTTTGGAAAAATTAATTTATCAAATCGAAAATAAGGTAAAATTATGGGGCTTTACGCTGATACAAAAATCGTTAACGGCATTAAAGAAACTAACAAAATTATCCTTGCTGATATCGAAAGGCACAAAGCAATTATTGCAAACAATGCATATGAGAATGCAACTAAAGAAGAAATCTTTTATACAACCCTTGCTTCTGCCTGGAAAGATTTTTTTCGATTAATAAGCGCTGCCCAAAGCAAACTCGATGAAAATACAAAATTCAATCAGCGATACATACCGCAATATATCGAATTCACTATTAGTGATTATGATTCGGATAAAGTAATTTTTCTTTCTAACCTTCTTAGGGTTCTTTATGAGTATTATTTCTGGACAGGTGATAAAGTAAATGTCCATTATATGTCAAACGATAATTTGACGAGTCTTGAAAAAACATTTGGCCCAGATCTTAGTCCTTACACTCAGTTTGCATGGATAAGGGATACGTTGGCTATTAGTTTAGCACAATGGGTGATTAATTCAGATGAGTTTCAGGAAGCTAAAAAGCTTATCAATACCATTGACTCTAATAAAAATGAAATAATCAAGAATATTTCACAGTTAGGTGGGGCTATCATAAACGAAATTGAAAGCGCACAAAAAAACTCTTCTCAAATAATAGATAATCAACTAAGTAAAACAAAAAAAGAAATTGAAGGGGTTAAAAACCACGCAGATGATGCTCTAAGTCATATAAGTGATACATATCAAGAAATTAAAGGGTTACAGGAGAGAGTTGAAAATCTTAGATCCGAGTATAACTTTGTAGGCTTAAGCTCTGGCTTTAATAAAATCAAAGAAAAAAAAGAAAAAGAATTGAAAGATACACAAATAAATTACATGAACCTATTTGGATGTATCTTCATTGCTCCAGTTGCAGTTGCGTTAATACATTTTATATTGCCGAATTTATACCCTAAAGATTATTCGGCAATCTTCTTAATTCTACCTTTTTTACCATTGAAATGATATTAATATATTTCTTTAGACTGTCATATCTTGAGGCTAAATCAATAAGAACTCAACTTGTACAGATTGAGCTTAGATTAAGCCTCTGCGCTTTCATAGATGGTTACGTAGAATACAGGAAGAAAAATAATACAAATGTTGAAAAGGTTTTAGATTGCTTTGACTCATTAATTTTTAGCCCAATCCAAACAAATGAAAACAATATACCTGCCATGTTTGATGGTGTTGAAGCACTTGCCGGATTAGCTGATAAAGTCATAAAAAAATAAGCGTACGTAATTTATTATTTTTGATTTAAATTTCCAAATGCGATACTCAGCTAAGGGCGTCGCATTTAAAAATGACGTTAAACCGGGTGCAGCCGGATAGTGGAGGAAATAATGCAAGAAGTGGTTCAGTTAACGCCAAACAAATGGATCACCGAAGATAAGCTCGTCGCCGTTACCGGGCTCCGCCCCGGCACGATCGCCAAAGCGCGCAAAACATCCTGGATGCAGGCCGGGAATACCTTCATATCGCTCCAGATGGTGAACCGAAGCCAAACAGCGAATGCGTTTATAACTGCGAAGCGATAAATGCGTGGATTGAACGACAGGCTGCAAAACAGCCTGGTGCTGTTTTGTCTGGAAAGGCTTAAGCTATGGTGCGCTCTTGGACGTTGGGAGGCTTCAATGAGTAATACGTCTTACCCAACGGGTGTAGAAAATCATGGCGGCAAGCTGCGCATATGGTTTCTGTATAAAGGAAAGCGTGTCAGGGAAAACCTCGGTGTCCCTGACACCGCTAAAAACCGCAAAGTGGCCGGGGTTCTGCGGGCCTCTGTTTGTTTTGCTATCAAAACGGGCTGCTTTGATTATGCGAATCAGTTTCCTGACTCGCCAAATCTGGAGAAATTTGGGGTAAACAAAAGAGAAATTACCATCGGGGCGCTGGCTGAAAGATGGCTTGGCCTCAAACGTATGGAGATAACAACCAATGCCATGCGACGTTACGACTCAATCGTAAGAAATGTGATCCCGATGATTGGTGAAAAAAAATTGGTTTCGGCGATTAACACTGAAGCTCTGCTTTACCTGCGAAAAGAGTTGCTGACAGGCTACCAGATCCTTTCAGCCGGAAAAACAAAGCCGGTTAAAGGCAGATCAGTACCAACTGTTAACGCGTACATGTCAGTTCTGCATGGCATTTTCAGATTTGCCGTTAGCGGTGGTTACATTGAGAAAAGCCCGTTTGAGGGAATATCCCCCCTTAAAAAGGCAAAGCCTGAACCAGATCCGCTAACGCGGGAGGAGTTTTCAAGGGTGATCGAAACCTGCGGCAATCTGCAGATAAAAAACTTCTGGTCGCTCGCTGTATATACCGGATTAAGACATGGGGAGCTTTGCGGACTGGCCTGGGAAGATATCGATTTAAAGGCTGGAACGCTTATGGTTAGAAGAAACCACACGATGATGAAAGAGTTCACGCTACCGAAAACTCAGGCTGGCACAGACAGGATCGTTTACCTGATCAAGCCTGCACTGGATGTACTGAAACGCCAGGCAGAAATGACACGTCTTGGTAAGCAATATCAGATCGAAGTTAAGCTGCGGGAATTTGGACGCTCTACCTTCCACCCTTGCACTTTTGTCTTCAATCCATCCCTGAGCGCCACGAACGGAAAAGCGGGCCATCACTATGCTGTGGCTTCAGTAAACCAGAGCTGGGAAGCGGCACTGCGACGCGCTGGCGTCCGGTATCGGAAAGCCTACCAGTCGCGCCATACATATGCATGCTGGTCATTAACAGCAGGAGCAAACCCCAATTTTATCGCAAACCAGATGGGGCATGCTAACTCGCAAATGGTGTATCAGGTGTACGGTTCCTGGATGTCCGATAACAACCGTGAACAGATCACCATGCTAAACCAGAAATTATCTGACTTTGCCCCACCCATGCCCCAGGTGATGGGTTCAGATTAG